TGGGGAGATGGTTATGGGCATGACTGGCAATTTATACAGCAATTAAAGCATTACCCTAGCAAACGCATTACTGCCAACTATCAAGTTATGCACATACCAGGGATCGTAGATAAATAATGTTTATTATGTGTACGAGGGCTAGACCTCATTTTTTATTAGAATTTATTGAGTGTTGGCATAAAACTAAGGCTAATTATCCTGCCACAATACTAATTGACGATGACGATCCAAGAATAGATGAATACAAAGCTATCAAGCATCCTAAAAATTGGATTGTTTTGTATAACGAAAGTGCAAAGCCTGTAATAAAAGTTAAAAATTGGCTTAAAGACAATATGCACCATGATTTTTATGGGTGTTTAGCTGATGACTTAAGGCCTAAAACTGTAGAGTGGGATAAAAAGTTAGTTGCAGTTGCAAAAAATAATCAAATAGCTTATCCAAACGATACGATTAAAAGTGAAAAACTCTGTACTCATCCAGTAATAGGCGGTGATTTAGTAAGGGCTACTGGCTGGATATTAAATACAGAATTAATCCATTTTTATGCAGATGATGTCTGGATGCATATTGGCACACAAACTGATAGATTGCATTATTTAAGCGATGTAATATGCCAACATCTACATCATACTGTGGGTACTAGAGAGCAAGACCAAACAAGCACCATCCTTGATGAAAACTTTGCAGCAGATTATCAAATTTACTCAAAATGGTTAAGTAGCCCAGAAACAGCAGAGCTTATTGAAAAAATTAAAGCAATATAAAAGGTTAAGAATGAAGATAAGAGAGGCTGCAAAAATACTAGAGAGGATGGGAGTTGCTGGGTATAACAAGCCCAAGAAAACCCCTAATCATCCTACTAAAAGCCATATAGTAGTAGCCAAAGAAGGCGATAAGGTTAAGACCATTAGATTTGGTCAGCAAGGCGTTAAAGGCAGTCCAGATGGTAGTGCTAGAAACGAATCATTTAAAGCTCGCCATGCTAAAAATATTGCCAAAGGCAAAATGAGCGCAGCATATTGGGCAAATAAAGTAAAGTGGTAAAAGTGTTGTAGAATAGCGACATCATCAACCATCACCCGTTAGGAATGGAATGCAAGGAGCAACAAAAATAGAATGGAGATCAGTAGAAACCCTGATTCCTTACGCTAAAAATGCTAGAACACACTCAGATGAGCAAGTAGCTCAGATAGCTGGATCTATAAAAGAGTTTGGATTTAATAACCCTGTTCTTGTAGATAAAGAAAATTCAGTCATTGCTGGGCATGGAAGGCTCATGGCAGCAAGAAAGCTAGGCATGGATAAAGTGCCAGTTGTAGAGCTAGAACACCTTACAGAATCACAAAGAAAAGCCTATGTCTTAGCAGATAATAGGATCGCACTCAATTCTGGGTGGGATACATCTATGCTGTCGCTAGAGTTGCAAGACTTAAAAGACAATATAGACCTTTCCTTGTTAGGTTTTGATCCTGATGAGCTAGATGCCTTGTTAAACCCTATAGAGGAAACAGAGGGGCTAACGGATGAAGATGCTGTGCCTGATGTACCAGACGAGCCTAAGACAAAGTTAGGGGACATCTACATATTAGGCAACCATAGGCTGATGTGCGGTGATAGCACAAGCATAGATGCGGTAGAAAAACTAATGGATGGTAACGCTGTAGACCTTATATTTACAGACCCACCATACAATGTTGGCTTTAATGGTCGTAGTGGTAAGCACGATGTAATTAAAAACGACAACTTATCAGAATCCGACTTTGAAACATTTATTGGCGAAGTATGTAACACCATTAAGGCTATTAATCCTAAAGCGTATTACATTTGGTGTAACTGGAATTTTTATGGAATTTTACAAGGCAAGTTAGATTACAAGACTTGCATAGTTTGGGCTAAAAATGTATTTGGTATGGGTAATGGTTACAGACACCAACATGAATTTTGCTTGTTTAATGGCAAGATAGACGAGGTAGTTAAGAACGAATCTGATTTATGGGAAGTAAAAAAGGATACAAAATATGTGCATCCTACCCAAAAACCAGTAGCTTTGTCAGTAAGAGCATTTGGCAACCATGTAAAACTTCTTAATGTATTAGATTTGTTTGGCGGTTCTGGTTCTACACTTATTGGAGCAGAGCAAACAGGTCGCAAAGCATTTGTTATGGAACTTGATCCAAAGTATTGTGATGTCATAGTTACTCGTTGGGAGCAATTTACAGGCAAAAAGGCTGTACTTTCGGAGTTAGAAAAGGAATGATATGCAAGGTGTAGAACATATCCCTACCGAAGAAACTAGAAAGTTAGTCCGAAGCCTTAGTGCTGTAGGCATTAAGTATGTAGACATTGCTGGCAAGCTAGACATATCAGACGATACGCTAGTAAAGCACTACAAGAAGGATTTAGAGGATGGCAGGATAGATGCCAACGCCTCTATTGGTCAAACGCTATTCCAGCAGGCAAAGAATGGTAATACGGCTGCTGCTATCTTCTGGCTAAAGACCAGAGCGCAATGGAAAGAAACAAACGCATTAGAAGTATCTGGGGCAGATGGCGGTGTCATTAAAGTTTCATGGGAACAATAGTAATACCCTACAAGCCTAGAGAACCTCAGTTAAAACTACATGAGGCGATAGATGCACATCGATTTACTGTTGGGGTCGCTCATCGTAGGATGGGCAAAACTGTGGCTGCACTTAATCACATTATCAAGTCAGCCCTTGAGAATGACCAAGAAGCCCCAAGATACGCCTATATAGCACCAACATACGGACAGGCCAAGCGAGTAGCTTTCGACTATTTATGTAAGTACACAAGGCCACTAGGTGCTGTAATTAATGTATCAGAGCTGCGTGTAGACTTTATGGGTCGCAGAATACAGTTATATGGATCAGATAACCCAGACTCGCTCCGAGGCCAATATTTTGACCTAGTGGTGCTAGACGAAATTGGGGATCAAAACCCTAAAATATGGAACGAAATAATTAGGCCTGCTCTTAGCGATAGAAACGGAAAATGTTTATTTATCGGTACGCCAAAGGGAAACAACCATTTTAAAGACCTAAGAGATCGAGCAGAACTAAACGCTGATTGGGGTCTTGTAGAGTTTAAAGCAAGTGAAACAGGCATCATCTCAGAAGTAGAACTAAAAGATGCTCGTGCAGAGATGGGTGATGATAAGTTCAACCAAGAATACGAGTGTTCATTTAATGCTGCCGTAGAAGGCAGCTATTATGGAAAACTAATAAACGACCTAGAGGAAAAGGGTCGGATGTGCGAGATTACTAGAGATGATCTCTGCAAAACATATTGCGCCTGGGACTTAGGAATTGGGGACTCAACTGCAATCTTTGTAATGCAAATAGCAGGCCAAGAGTTCAGAGTAATGGATCATGTGGAAAATCATGGTCAAGGTCTGGATTGGTATGTAGAATGGCTAAAAGAAAATAACTGGCATAAGGCAGAGCAGCTCCTTCCACACGATGTGGAAGTAAGAGAGCTAGGCACAGGCAAGAGCAGGATAGAAGTGCTGAGAGAGGCTGGATTGGATTGCAAAGTTCTACCAAGGCTCTCAGTAGATGATGGCATCCAAGCAGTTAGAAGATTATTACCTAGATGCTGGTTTAATATGCCAAAGGTAAAACAGGGTTTAGATTGCCTACGAAACTATAGGCGAGAGTATGACGAAAAGCGTAATGTGTTCTATGACAAGCCATTGCACGACTGGGCATCGCACTCTAGCGATTCCTTTAGGTATTTGGCTTTAGGCTTAGAGCAGACTACATCTTGGTCGCAACCGATTAAAATTAACACAAAGTGGATCGTATAAATGGATGAAGGCACACTAAAAGGCATACTTGATGCCGAGATAGATAACGCTATTGGCTTTATTGAGAGCGAAACTACAGATGATCGTAGAAAAGCACTTGAATACTACAATCGTTACGAATACGGCAATGAGGTAGAAGGCCGTAGCCAGATCGTTACAGGCGAAGTAGCCGAGGTAGTAGATGGTGCGTTGCCACAATTATTGCGTATCTTCACACAGTCAGATGAGATTGTGCGCTTTGAGCCTAAAGGCCCAGGCGATGAGGAAAAAGCAAAGCAGGCCACAGAGTATGTGAACTGGGTAATGAGTCGTGATAACGATGGTGTATTGCTGATGCACAATTGGTTTAAGGATGCGCTCTTGCAAAAGAACGGAATCGTTAAAGTCTATTGGGATGAGAAAATTGATGTCAGCAAAGAGAAGTATCAAAATCTGACACAAGACGAAGTAGCCATGCTGCTTGCTGATCCAGAGGTAGAAGTAGTTAATCAAAAGACTACAGAGATTGTTCCAGCAGGCATAGATCCTATGGGTATGCCTATTCCACCAGTTTATTCTTACGATGTTAAGCTCAAAAAGACTAAGAAAACTGGCAAGGTAATTGTAGAGAATGTGCCACCAGAGGAGTTCTTAATCTCTAAGAAGGCTAGGACTATTGCTGATGCGCCTTTTGTAGCCCACAGAAAGCTAACTACTCGCTCAGAGTTGATTGCAATGGGCTTTGAGAAGGATATTGTAGATAATCTTCCTACTTATTCAGATTTAAGCTATAACCAA